ACATTGCCAGGGAGATGGTTAAGCCATTGACCTATCAGCATGAGCCTTTTACCTTGAAGGGTGGTGGTTTATTTCACCTTTCATTTGGTGCTCTTCTTACTGGAAGTGCGCTGTCAAGACGAAACGATATGCCAAAATAAAATAGGGGCCAGTCTCAGGAGGAATAACTGGCCCCCTGCCAGGGAGAAAGGGGAATCGACCTGGCATTTCTTTTATAGACAATTATCAAAACACTGTCTAGTTTTAAGCTATTACAGTTGAGGAGTGGCTTATGGACTTACAGATACTAGACGATTACGAAGATTTAGATTTTAAGATGTATATTGTTAAGGGCGAAAAGGGCCAGCCCTTGATTGTATTAGAGTTCGGTGGCATCGGAACGATGGAGCGAGCAGAGATTTTAGCGGAAGAGATTTTTCAAACTCTCATTCCTGATGAAGACAAAATAATTAACTAGGATTAAAAACTATGGCGGGCAAAGAAATTCCAGAAGACATTCTTCTTTCATGCGTTGAAATGTATTACAAGATTGGCAGTGAGCGAGGGGCCGCAGAGGCACTGAACTTGTCTCGCTCCACACTGCGTCACAGATTGCTGATCGCTCGGAAGAAAGGCCTTATGGATGAAGCTATTGTGGAGACAGACACATACAAGAAAAGCATCCTTCCTCCCAGCGACGAGCCAATCGAAGACATCATTGACCACCTGACAAACAGGTATGAAACGCGCATGGCGCACGTCGATGCAAAGCAGTGGCAGAGGGTGTCAATGAAATCAGATGAGCCAATCGGATTGCTTTGGTTTGGTGATCCACACTTGGATGACAATTACTGTGACTGGCCTGTTCTGCGGCGGCACGTGGATCTAGTAAAAAACAATGAAGGGGTATATGGTTGCGGCCTTGGTGACTATCAGAACAACTGGATCGGTCGCTTGTCTCGTTTGTATGCCGAGCAGGATACATCTCATCATACTGCATGGCGTTTGGTTGAATGGTTTGTTCGTGAAATCAATCCACTTATCCTTATTGGTGGCAATCACGACATGTGGTCTGGCCCAGGTGATCCGTTACAATGGATGACTGAGCCTCATACTATCAACGAGGATTGGTCTGCTCAAATTGCTATTGAGTTTCCTAACGGGCAGGAATGCAAGATTCATGCCGCACACGATATGCCCGGGCATAGTCAGTGGAATCCGTTGCATGGTCAAAAGAAAATGGCAATGTTTCGAAGCAACGCACACCTATACATTGCTGGCCACAAGCACAACTGGGAACTAGCCCAGATGGAACAGGTGGAAGAGGGTCATGTTTCTTGGCTTGCTAGGGCGCGTGGTTATAAAGCGCATGACACCTATGCAATGGTGCGCGGGTATGAAGAGCAGAACTTTGGTCAAGCTATTTTGCAAGTAATCAACCCGAAGACAAAGACTCCAGAGGGATTTAGCCATTGCTTTGTTGACGTTGAAACTGGCGTTGAGTTTCTCAACTACCTTCGATCAAAATAAAAAGGGCGGCTTGAGTGCCGCCCCTTTCATTACTCTACGTCCATGTCTTCGACGGGACGCTTATCAAACTCTCTCATATACCTTAAGCCTAGCTGAACAATGTTTTCCAGCTGGTTTCGTGTAACTACTACCACAAAGAAATCGTTACCATGCTTGACGCACATCTCTGCGGGAAACCGTTGCATTGGTGATGGTCGTATGTAGCACAGATCTGGTGTATCTGAAGCAGTAGTTATTTCAAACTTCTCATCATCTGACATATTGCACCGTCATCTTTCTGATTAAGTCTTCAAGGCTTTCGTCTGTCATTCGTATTTTGTGCCCTATTTTTACCACAGGAACGCCATATTTACGACATAGTTTTTTAACATCTTGAGGGGGGACGGTCAATGTCGCCCCCACCTCTTCGATCGTTAGCAACTTAGAACGGGATTGAGTCGTCGATTGGTTGCTGTTGTTGTCCATTGGGCGCACCGCCTTCCATCTTATCGCTAAAGCTCAGTGACATATAGTTCATGTTGTCTTTTGACTTGCGCCATGCGGCTACCCGCCGTGTTCCAACTGGCCCTGTATAGTCAGGGGCCTTGTCACTTGTCTTCTTTTCATTGGGGAAGAGTGTTCCAGTCTTTTCGTAGATGTCCATGATTACACGGCCATCGGGAAGTGTAGACTTTGTGACAATGACTTGCGAGTCCTTGCCATTGTTGTTTGCCTTACCAGACAAGATCATTTGGTGGTTCTCACGGGGTGGGAATACCGCCCCGCTATCTGTGTTATCGTATTCGCTCATTACCATTCTCCATTCGTAGGTTTACTATCCGCCGCATATTTGTTGTCGTGTTCTCCCAGGAACACATCAGCATTGAAACCAAGGTGCGACAATGCCTTGGTCAGCCCATCTGTTACAGCCATTTTAGGTGCATCTTCTGCAATGCGCTCCTTCTTAAAGAAGGTTCTGCATCCAGTGAACGGCCCGAAGCTGTTCTCATCGCATCCATGCCACACTGTAACGTGCGCTAGGAAGGCAATGTCACCATTAGACATGGTGATTGTTTCAGTTTCTGACTTCCATCCCCAGCCCTGTCCTACAGGGCCGAAGGCGCGTGTTGCCTCCCGCACCTGATACATTGGGTCAATGCTGGTAAATGACCGTGAGCCGAAGCTCACTTTTTTGAGATACTGCCCATCAGATTGTGCAACACTATCCCATAGTTTCATGTTATCATTACTCACTGTGCATTCTCCTTCACGGTGCTGGTCGGTGCGTCTACTCCCGCATCGGCCAGTTTGTATTCAGCATACTTTTTTTCTGCGTTCCGAACAGTTTCAATTAGATGTCCATCTGATCGTAGGTCGTGTATCCGACTAGCCAATCGAAAGCAACCAAAGTGGTTAAGCGCATCTATTGGTGAGATGCTATTGCCTTCTTCCAAGTAGGAAAGAATTTTATCGTTCTGTGTTAAGTTATCCATCTGTATACTCCTTGTTTACATTGATGCGTATTGAGCCATTCTTGGCTCTCTTGAGGGTAACAACGTCCGAGTAAACTTCCCTTTCATTTGTTGCTACCATTGCTTTGAGTTGCTTCTTAGCAGACTCATGCTCCTTCGCGGCTTGCATTGTAGAGACATACTCATGCGCCTGATACATGAACTCATTGTCTTGACCAGCGTTCCGCGCAACCATATCGTCAATAGCAATTTGGTCGATGCCTGTTGTGATGTGAGGCATTGATTGTGGCGGCTCTTCCTGTCTCTCTACATAGCCCCAAAACTCTTTCAGATGCACATACATTGTGTCGAGGTATGCTTGGTCTTTTGCAACCTTGACATACTCATAGCGTCGATTGCCAAACAGGTTTGCGAAATACATATACTGTAGGCCAGCGACCTCCATGTATAATTGTAACTGCGGCATGTAACGCTCTAGCTGTTTACGCATGGTATTCATCTCGAAGGTATGCTTTACCTCCAGCCCCATGCGCTCACCGTTATACATAAACTCACCGTCCAGTGTGCCACGGCATGGCACTGACCCCCATTTGTAGTGGTAACGCACTTGCTCTTGCACCTCCACGCCCATGTCTTTCTTGAACAGGCCAATGTTGAATGGCTCTGTCCAAATACCCAACTGCACTGGCAGGACATCGGACAGGTCATCGCGGTCACGATACCCCATCTTGTCTAGCCAAAGTTTGTGCCAATCACCGTCCATTATTCGCAATGCACAGCTACCCCCAATGGTTCGGCGGCGCAATTCGTCTTCTGTTTTTTCACTCATATCTGTCATGTTTGATCCCTTTCACTATCAAATCTAATCAGTTTGATCATGTTTGTCCAGCTATATTTATTAGCTTGGCGTGTCTTTTTTGAAACAAAAACCCTCTTTGATAAGCATGAAGTCACTGTCTTTGTCTTCAACGTAAATTTTCATCAAGCGACTTTCTCCAAGATCTAAAACTCTTTCGCATTGACCTCTTGTTCGATGTAAGCCTAGTTCTGTGTTGAAGCATTTGGTGGTTGGAACATCAAAATCCACAATCGCACAAAATAAAATAACTGCATTAAACATTTTTAAGTAACCTCTCTTTTGCTTTCATTGGAATGCGAATCAGGACGTTGCCCATGTGGACGTTAAGCTTTCCGTCTTGCATCATTTGCTTGGTCATTGCGATATGTGCATCGCATTTCTCAATCGTCCAGCCCATTGTCTCTGGCTTAGACTTGTCACCTTTGGGCCGCTCCTTTTCTTGCCCTTCGTAAGTAAGATTAAACTTTGCATCTAAGGATTTTTGCCTGGCAAT